AGGGGTAAAAGTCGACCCTGCCTCGGGCTTTATAGGGGCTTATACGAGAGGTTGTAAGTTATTGATTTTATTATAATTTTTATATTTGATATTTTAGGTTGAACCAAGTATAATGGATCCTGCACCATGTAGTGTTATTGTTAGCCCAAACGATGGGCAAAGTGAGTTAATATGTTGAACATTAATCCGAACCAGCACAATCGTGCTATTTTGTATGCATTTCGGCGCAAAGTTGCTCCACATAAGATGTATATTGGCATGAAAAATTATAACAAGGGCAAAGATCCCTCAAGTTATATTTCTTCTTCTCAGTCTGAAGAATTTTGGCAAGATAATGCTAAAGGTCTTTTGCAGAAATTTGTTTTGTTTGAAAATTCTGTAGAGTACATTTCTGCTCTAGAATGGTATGGTATAGATTATCTCGTAAACAGCCAGCCAGAACTTTCATACCATCTTTCATCAAATGGTCATCGAGGTAGTGTCAAACTCAAGTCCGCAGATATGCAATATCTCATAGATGTTGTAGATGGGAAGATTATTCCTAAAGAAGAAAAAAAGAATAATCGCGTCAGTCTTGTTGAATCTATCATCAAAGATATCCAGGAAGGAACATATCCAATACAAACTGTTGATATTTCTGTTGCAATGGGATTTAAGACTAATCAAGTCAAAGGTGTTTCTATTGATCAACATCAAGTTGATGAGGCTGTTCGCAGAATAATGGAACATCCTGAAAAGGCTAGAAATGAAATCAAGCCTCTTATTGCCTGCGTTAAGCTCGATCATAGTGTTTATTTGTTGAATGGTCACCATACTCGTGAGATGGTTAATCGTTGTCCTGGATGGAATGACATTCAAGTCATTTATCTGCGCTCAGAACAGTTTGGTGATACGCCAGAAGAGCAGGAAGCTAATTTTAACCTTTTTGGACTGAAAATGAATCCGCAAGGATTCGTGATTACCAAAGCTACAACCAAAGATGATTGCGTAAGGGATTTTGAACGTGAAGTGAAGCGTCTGAAGCTTAATCTTTTATCTTACGCAGATAGAGAGGTAGCAAAAGATTTAGCTAAACAGCTCTATGGTGGACCTGATTTGCTGGGATCTACTCCAGCAGCAGTTGGAGTTTGGAAGACTGTTGTGAATAATTTTGAGAAGAATCGAGCAGCCTCAGCGATTGGACAGGTATTTACATATTCGGATCGTGAATTGGTTGTCATGAAGCGCCGCAAAGAAGCTTCTGGTTATTCTGTTGTTACTGCAACATTCAAGCAAGCCGAACACGCTAAAGCTCTTGGTTATGTGCTCCGCCATATGAAAAACGAATCAAATAAAAAAGGTCTTATAGTTTTTCATTGTCGCACTCCTGATGAGTATGTAAATGAAGCTGTTAATAATTGGATACGAGACACTCGCGAAACTATAAGTTTTTTGGGAGTTGATGTTAAAATTGAGGTCCTAATCTCTATGAATGAGGGTGATATGATTAAGAGTGAAAATGACGCCTATTACCAAAAGTAATAGGGAAAAATTCATACGCTGGTTCGCATGGTCTTTAGAGTATAGAGACTGCGACCCAGCGATATGGATGACTAATTATCTTAATAAGAGATATGAACATAATAGTGAGGAAAGAGTATGGTTGTGTTGGCTTTATGCCAACACATACTATTTGCCAACTTCTTGGGTTCTGAAGAACGAATTCCCCGACTATGAACTTGCCACCATTGATCGCCTCACATGGTGGAACACGAACAACTATAAAAGACTGCGATACCAGACTGATACAAAATATAATAAAGGACATCTTCCTAAGATGTTCGAGTCTTATCAACAGTTCATTGGCAATAGACTTCAAAAAGAAGTCTTAGAGAGTTATTATGGTGACAATGAGCACCAGAATTTTCACAATCTATGGAAAATTATTAATGAAAAATATTATAAATTCGGAAGGTACACTACTTGGTTCTATATGCAGTCTTTACACAGCACTGCTGGGTTTTCTCTTGACCCTGATACTCTTATGCTTGGGGACTACAGTGGCAGTCGTTCTCATCGTAATGGACTTGTTCTTGCTCTTGATAAAGAAGATTGGTATGATTCTAAGCTTACCAAAAAAGAATACGAATACCTAGAAAAAGAAGCAACAGATATTCTAATAGAAATGAAAATCAGGTTTCCATATCTGAGAGACCAGATCAATTTCTATACTATGGAAACTTGTCTCTGTAGTTTTCGTAAAATATTCAGAAACCATCACACTAGATTTTTGGGGTATTATTTGGCAAGACAAAAACAGGAAATAGAACAAGTACAATCTGATGGATGGAATGGGATTGAATGGAATGTTTTATGGCAAGCTAGAAAGGAGAATTTGGATGAAAGGTTACTTCATTTAAGCTTAAATAAGAGAAACACATCAGAAAGTGATTTTCTTATTAGCGGTGAGATTAGAGAACCTTGGGAAATTCCTGTTGAGAAAGAAAATAACCTAGAGAATTTGTTCGCATAGCCATCTTTGTTTATAATGGTTTTTGTTTCTAGTTCCAACATTAAATGCTGCATAATTTAAATTATTTTCTGAACAAAACTTCACCCTATCCTCAACAAAATATTCTTTGTTATTAATTGTGTCTATTATCCTCCATTTTTTACATAAAGTATTTCTAGGTCTTAACGTTCTTCCAGAAAGTGTTTTGGAAACAGATTTCTTAAATTCTTCTGATTTGGGCACACCTTTTCTAACTTTAGATAGATTTTGTTTGTGTATATTTGATTTAGGTTTTCCTTTACCACCTTTCCCAGCATTAGACATGTGTTGTTTGAATTTTTCTGGATTTGTTTGCTTATATTTTGCCATACCTCTTTTGATTCTATTTTTTGATTCATCAGAATGTATAATTACACCTCCGTATGTTGGATCTCCTACTATATGATTCATACATAAGGGATTGTTTATATGTTCAGAAATTAATTTGATTTCAGAACCTATCATTTCTTCTGGCTTCTCATAAATTTTTAAAATTTCTTTTATTAAATTAGGTTTATCTTTTAACAGCTGGTGTGATCCTGATCCCATATAACTATCATTTATATTTTCTGTAGAGTGTCTTCCGATATAGAATTTATTTGTTAATTTGTGAGTAATGCGGTATACTATGTGAAACATTATTATCCTTTAATGTGTTTGTATATACAAAAAGTATTTATAAGGAATTAAATTTATGGGTGTAAAAATTATTGCAATGGGCGGGGAGCCTTGTAGCGGCAAAACGACTCTCATGTTTCAGCTAATTTCATTAGCTGATGATTGGAAAATCGTTAAGCCAGAAAAACTCTTAGATGCTATGTATAGTGAAAAGTTAAATACCTATATTTTAGGTAAATATGAAAATGACGGGAATACATTTCAGGGAACTGATCGTCTAAGTATGGCAGTACAACCCGATGCAGTCCAGTTTATCAATACTATAAGAAACACTAATGTAATTTTTGAAGGTGATCGTTTATTCAATGGAAAGTTTATTGATGAGATTGGGAATGTGACTGAAAATTATAAAGTCTTAATTCTTAAAGCATCAGATAAGATTCTCGATCAACGTCACATTGATCGCAAAGATGATCAAGATGACAAATTTAAAAATAGTCGCAAGACAAAAATCTCTAATATCATGAGTTCGCTGACACTACTTGACTATATAGAAGTAATGCAGAATGAATCAATTGAAGATCAGAAAAATATTATTGACTTTATTAACAAATTTTTTGGCTGGAGTGTTTAAACTATGCAATTAGAAATTTCCGTAGATAATTTAAAAAAGAATAAACTATTCGTCGCAACCCCAATGTATGGTGGGTTGAATCATGGAATGTATATGAAGTCTTGTCTAGACTTGCAAGGACTTTGTACCCAATATGGTATCGAAGTTCGTTTCTCATTTATATTTAATGAATCGCTAATTACTCGCGCTCGTAATTATCTATGTGATGAATTCCTTCGTTCAGGGTTCACACATATGCTCTTTATTGATGCTGATATTCATTTTGATCCTCGTGATGTTATTGCCCTCTTGGCGATCGATAAGGAAGTTATTGGTGGACCATATCCTAAGAAGTCCATTAAATGGTCATCGATCATGAGTGCAGTAAAGAGAAATGTTGAGGCTCGTTCAGCCAATCCTCAAATTCCAGAATTGTCTCCTGGTGAACTTGAAAAAGTTGCTGGCGATTATGTATTTAATGCCGTTGCTGGAACTGGTCAGTTTAATGTTGGTGAGCCTCTAGAAGTTCTTGAGATTGGAACTGGATTCATGATGATTAAGCGTGAAGTGTTTGAGAAATTTGAGAAACAGTATCCTGAGTTCCGCTATAAACCAGACCATGTTGGACAGGCTAACTTTGATGGATCTCGTTATATTCATGCTTACTTCGATACAGTAATTGATCATGGTAAGAGCGATCGTTACCTATCAGAAGATTACATGTTCTGTCAGTGGTGGCGTAACATGGGTGGCAAGATTTGGCTTTGCCCATGGATGAAGACGCACCATATTGGAACTTATGCTTTCCATGGAGATATGGCAGCTGTAGCTGCTTACGTTGGAACCCTATAATATATGACAACCTTAGTGTATAATTCTAGTGGTGTTCTCGCACCACTAGAATACTATAGATATGACGCTATAAATCATATAATTAAACACAAATTCTCAGAGAGATGTAATTATCTTGAGATTGGGGTGTTGGATCCAACCGCATGTTTTGATAGAATCAATGCTGACAAGAAAACATCAGTAGATCCTGGTTTAGAATTCGCTAGCAATCCAGCAAGTTATAAGATGACTTCTGATGATTTCTTTGATGCAGTCGCTGCTCACAAAACGGAATTTCCCCCTAACCATAAATGGGATATAATTTTCATAGACGGTTTACACCTAGCCGATCAGGTGGACAGAGACATCGCCAATTCAATGAAACACATTAGCGATACTGGATTTATAGTTCTACACGATTGTAGTCCTGCAACTTGGGAATGTGCACATTCAGATCATGAAGCCTTTTTGTTGAGACCACAAACATGGAATGGCACAACTTGGAAAGCTTTCTATAAGTTTAGGACAGAACATCCACACTTCGCATATACTGTAGATACTGATCAAGGTATTGGTATCATTAATCTTGGAAAAAGTGCTGAATGTATCAATCATTCTAATCCTTTCTTTGAATATGGAAAAATGAAAAAGGATAGAAAACACTATTTAAATCTGATCTCAGTCAAAGAGTTTACTGATAATCCAGAAAAATATCTATAAGGTGAATTATGATTGTAGGTTTAGTTGGTAATATTGGCAACGGAAAAGGAACTGTTGCTGATATCCTTGTGCAGAAACATAATTTCATCAAAGAAAGTTTTGCTAATCCAGTCAAAGATGCAGTCTCAGTTATTTTTGGATGGGATCGTGCTCTTTTAGAAGGCGATACTCCAGAATCTAGAAAATGGAGAGAACAACCAGACTTATGGTGGTCAAACGTTCTTGATAAATCTTTTTCACCTAGAGTTGCTCTTCAGTTGATGGGAACAGAAGCTGGACGAGATGTATTCCATTCAGACCTCTGGATTCTTGCACTCCAGAAACGATGTAATTCCAATATGAATTATGTAATTGCTGATGTGCGTTTTCCTAATGAAATTAAATCAATTCGAGATGGTGGTGGAAAAGTTTTTCGCGTAAAGCGTGGAACTGATCCTGAATGGCACCACGTTGCATCTCAAAGCAATGAGTGTATGAAACTCGCATATCCAGAAGTCCATTATAGTGAGTGGGCGTGGGTAGGAAAACAAATTGATGGGACTATAGAAAATAATGGTACATTACAAGATTTGGAAGACAATATTAATAACATTTTGAATTTTGAATTGAAGAGTATATAATATAACTTGTTTTTTAATTGGAGATAATTTATGAAATTGAGTGAGAATACATTAAACGTT